AGCTCTGAACTTGCATATTGTAAAGCATAACCATTCCGATTAACAGCAGTTAAGACTACTTCTCTGTCTGCTTGAAGCTCTGAACTTGCAAATTGTAAAACATAACCATCCTGTTTTACAGCAGCTAGTGCAACTTCTTTATTTGCTTTTAGTTCTTTACTTGCGAATCTTATAGCCCAACCACACTGTTTTACAGCTTTCAAAACTTCTTCTTTATTCTTCCAGTTAGTCATTTTAACTCCTTTTGTTACTCTAATTTTACATTCTCTAAAGTGGTAGATTTGATTTTATCTTGAAGTTCATCCGGTGTCAAGGGTTTTGAGGAGTATTGTACTTCTCCTTTGTCATCTATGATTTTTAAATAATCAAAGTTCAAGTATAGGTTACTGTAGTTCAAGTAATCTTGTTTGCAAAGTTCCCACCACAATGATTCGTACAAATACGTATAAGACCTTGGCACTAACTCTACCTCTAGTCTTGGTGCATGGTAACTCACTGATTCCATCAACCAAGAACAGTATAACACAAGTGTAAATTTCATATAACTCCTTTGTAAAGTTAATCAGAACTAGAAAAAGAAAACCCCTCAAAGCAATTAAGCCTGAGGGGTCTGATTTCACTGACATTGCGTCAGGGTTTTTGATGTTCTAGCGGGTAAGTACAACTAACCCTTTCACCTGTTAATTCAGGTCTTGCCTGCTGGAGGGGAGGTAGCTTCTACCCGCGAATCTCCTGCTCGGACTTTGTTTAGTGAGCCTGTACCAAGCGTGGAGCTTGAAGATGTTGCAGTCACTGCTTTCGTAGCTACGAAACTATGGTTGTCACACAACAACCTTTAACCTGTGCTCAGGTGCATAGCTTCGGGAGAAAGCTAAAACTAATTTGTGTACAGGAATCAGACCTGTGTCTCCTTTACGATACAGGGAAGTAAACTTCCCAACCTTGAGAGGTGGTGTCTTATCATCAGACGAACACAAAACTGGCGCTGGTGCTCCAAGAGCAGAAGTGGTGAGGGGTCGATTGTCTCACGGTTGCCACAAGGTAATTTAATACCACCTTTCACTAACCAGCATTGATTCAAATTTGAGTAGCGTCTTATTGAAACGCTTCTTAGGTTCCGTTTACCTTTGCATCATCCGTTTTAAATGCTTTACTCAAAAACTTTAAATACTTACTAATTGCTCTTATAGTACTATTTTTTTGGTACGAGTGGTTGGAATTGAACCAACGATCTCTCCGCCCCAAACGGAGAGACTTACCACTAGCCTACACTCGTCTAATGTCCTGTGGTCGGGCTTTGTTGAACGCGCTAAACTTTCGTTTGAGTCAACCTATGCTTCGCTTGTTTATCCCGATATTTTTCCAAGTTCATACAAGGAGCTACCTTGTCATCCTCTTCGATGATTTACTCAAAACTGGGTTGCGAAATAACTGAATCGAACAGTTCCCTGAAGGTTATGAGCCTTCTGTGCTACCTACACACTCATTCGCAAATAAAACTTGGCACTCCCACCCAGAGTCGAACTGGGCCTTACAGGATGAAAACCTGTTGATCTAACCGATAATCTATGGGAGAGTAAAAAAAAAAAGACCGAGCTATACCTCCAGAACCCCAGAAATATTTATTCTGCTCAATCACCCCTCGGTCAGGTGATTACAGTTTATCTCAATACAACCCGAAGGTGTGTCATTGAAAGCCTCAGATAAAGGAAGCAATCAACACTACATAATCTGTAGCGTTAAATTAATTATACACGAAAGATCTAATTTGTCAAGTGTTTTATGAAATATTTTTATCTACAACTTCAAACTTTTGAACTTCAATTCTATTCTCCAGTATTTGCTTTACCAACTAAGACGTACCCACTGGGTAACTCCAGAAGATACGTTTTCGTACTTGACAGAACCTTAGCTCTTAGAATTCTTAATCTTTTTAAGCTCTTTCTCTCTAATTTTATTTCGATTAGCAATTCTTCTATTGATCTCTTCAGAATCAAACCAATAATCTTTACCATTCAGGCATTCATAGATTTCAGGGGTTTCCAAAAACCCACTGTAAGCATCTTTAAAAAAAGTTTCTATGTGCTTTTTACTAAACTCCCCATAAGATACTTGTTCTGCGTGCCTGCCATAATTTCCACCCCTAGGTTGGTGTACAAGCATTGCACTATGAGGCATAGCAATACAATCATCACAAGCTAAAGCAATTATACTCATTGCACTATGAGCATTACCAGATATAATCGCTTTTGTACGAGATTCTGAAGCCTGAAGTGCATTAAAAATATCAATACAAGAGTCCAATTGTCCGCCTGTAGAATTACAAGAGATTTCTATGAAATCTGTCTCTGAGCTAGTTAGTAAAATCTGAATCAACTCTTCATATAAATGCGGTTCCCCTATCTCTTTGTTCAAGAATACCTTATAATGCCTCGCCGTATAAGGTGTTTCTAATATTTTTACATAAGTATCTTCTTGATTCCTACAATTAGCGTCGTCATTAGGCCCGTTTAATCTGTTTTTATTCAAATTTCTCTCCTTTGGTTCTGAAATCAGTAGTTATTTGACCTAAAATACTTAGTTATGCACCTCTACCGCGATCTCCCACGGTTCAGTAATCATCTTCTCGGCTTCGGCCTTTGTCGGCCACAGTCCGCGTTCTTTCATACTCACATAAAACTTGTGGCGGTCGTCTTTGACCCACACAAATCCGTTGGTACAAATGCGTTTTCGTAACGCAGGTTTCACCATCACTGCAAACATCTCAATCCTCCTATTATATAACACCGCTTTGAGGGGCGACAGCGGCGTTATAGGCTTTTATTACTATTTTCGTAATTTCACTTCTTACTACGTCTTCCACAGAAAACTCATGGTAAGCAATATTATTGAATTTTGGAACTCCATTGGTATGGAAAAATCTAGGAATGGCATCTCTTAGTGCATTTCTACCTTTAGCTTCGACATAAAGCTGACTATTATCCCCAATAATACAAACTTTAGAGTTAATTCCTGTTCTTTCCAGAACAAGTTTCAATATTAAAGGGGATAATTGCTGGGCTTCTTCAATCAAGATTAACGAGTTATCTAAAGTGCTACCAAGCATGTAATTTGGGATTTTAAAATGAATCCTGTGCTCTAAATCTGATTCAACCTTACCTTTATTTAAGAGTTCTTGAAGTAGCACTTTAGAACTGTTAAAATGAGGTTCTATTTTTTCAGATAATCCGTTAGGAAGAGCACCAACCTTGTCCATTCCGGCCTCTACAGGGGTTCTTACCACTATCAGCTGCTTTGATGGGTCACGCAGATACTCTTGAATGTAAGTATACAGGACAGTCATAGATTTACCAGACCCACTAGATCCTACTACAAAGATTAAATCGTTAGCTATAATTTTATTTCTCAATTCCTTCTGTGAAGGGGTAAGTTCTATCTTATTCATTCCGTAGCTTTGCGCCCAATTTTGATTAACTGGTCTTGTTACTTTTGGAATAGTGCCCTTTTCTTTTTCTTTTCTAGTTACTTTTCTTTCCTGCCTCATAACTCGACCTCCCAAAAATTTTTTGATAGATTATTCATCTAATTTTTTAAAATCTACTGTTTCAGAATAATACCCATTGCTCTCGCCATACCAACGAATTGTTACTCCACCCCTTCTCGTATCAAGTTTGTAAAAAGTCCAAGTAAAAGAGTCCTAATACTCTGGAGCTTCTACTCCCTTTGGGTTTTCATTACTACTCATTACTTTTTCTGCAACAAAAATCGGTGAACCAACCAAATCTTCTAAGTCCCCACAAATATCATCTATAGTTACTGTTTCACAGCAGTCGTTTTCATGGTACATAACATACTTTTCACCTCCTATTGTCTCAAAAAACAACGCATCATCCCCTTGTCTAACAATAGATTTTAAAGTCTTACCTTTTAATATTGAAAACTCAATATATTTACCAGAATAATAGGACATTTAACCCCTCCAGTTCTTCTGTTCATTGTTTAAATTAACACCTAAAGCTAACAAACCCAAGGTGTTAAGCGTGTTACTTCGTCTTTGAATACTTAGTTTTTGTTGGTTTAACTACTACGTCAATCTCAGATTCAGAGCTAACCTCTTTTTGATCTACCTCTTCCAAGACTTCAGAGGATTTGCTAGGTAAGGATTCCTGTTTAAGTTCAGATGTACCCTCTTTTTCAGTTTCTACATCAAGTGGTTTAACCAATTGACAACTAAAAAAGTTCACAAACCCTGTAGGAAAGTCTCCACTTTTATTTGAAACCCTAAAACCTTCAAGAATCTTTACTTCTAACTCTTTGATAAAATCAAACAGAGAGTATCTTTGAATTCTTACGCGTTCTACAGTTTCTACGTTTTCTGCATTATTTTTACTCATTAGTACGTCCTTTTTGTTGTTTAAAGTAATAATATATCATAAAAACACCCATTGTCAATACCTTTTGTAAAATAAATAAAGAAGAAAATTTACTACTGAAATTTACAAATTTATTTAACAAATCTTAAATTTAGGAATAAGGGATTAAGAAACTGAATGTAAATACTGTTTAAAATGATTTTAAGGGGGGTAGAATGAGTTTGTAGGGGATAGGGTATATCTTACTATACCTACATGCTAAAAACTCAACCTAGGCCCTTTAAATGGAAACTAATAATTTAATAAATTATTTTAAATTACCCATTGACAAAATTAAAATTACATGCTACAATATTCTTTCGGTAGAGTCTTTTTTGACTTACGGTGCAATTCCGTAAATCCGGCCTTATGGTGATGCGAAAGCATCGGTTGTTGGGGTAGGGACTTAGATGTTGGCGAATCAAGTATAGCTTGACGGCACTCTAGGAACAGCAACTGCGTTATGAACGTCTTGGATTCGAGGGAGTATATCCTGATTCAAGTAAACTGTCAATCTTTACTTTATTAGCTTACTTAGTTGTAACCTAATAAGGTAGGGATTGGTTTGCTTGAAATCTCAGGAGTATAGTATTTATACTATAAATATTAATAAAGTAATATTATATAAATAATATATTAATAAAGTAATATATTAAGGAGGGATATGAATTATAAAGAACTAACGCAGAAGCAAGTAAAGGAATTATTTACTTACTCTGCAATAGATGGTTCATTGATTAGAAATAGTACAAATAGACTAACTGCTTTAGATAGTAGTTCTTCTGCATTAAGAACAAACCTTAGTATAAATAAAAAAAGTATGACTATCCCAGTTAATCAATTGATTTGGTTACTTTGCTTTGGTTATTTTAGTAAAAAAATAATATTTAATAAAGATTTTAATAAATATAATTTAAGATTAAGTAATCTTATCGAAATAACAAAAGAAGATCACTACTTGCTTTTATTAAGTTATAAAAATTTAATGAAGTATTGTTCAATAAAAACAAATCTTGAAGTATCTGATGCCTTTATTGTTAAGTATTTAGATAAAGGTAAAGTAATCTCAAATAGATACTTTGACTTTTATAAAGCAAAAGAGTTTAGAGATGGGTTAGTTTTGGATTATAAACGTACAATTATAGAACTTGGAGGAATACCTCCTTGTTAATTAAATAATATTTAAATAGTTGATTAAATACTTGACTTATTTGATTATTCATGATATAATAATTCAATGTCAATCAATAAAAGACTTAAAATAAGATATTCCTACTCCATAAGCTCCACGTGTGACTAATGGCCTCGCGGGAAGCTCCTCTGTTTAAAAGTTAATGATTGACGTACTTCCGTGTACATATATTACCTCCTTGATATATCCGAATACACCCTGCATTGTGGTAAGCAGCCTTATATACTAACGTCTGAATTAAGCGACTGGTGTAAGCCATTCCGCCTTGAATGATTTGTTAGCCCGATTATATGGAGATTATATGGAGACGCTTAAATGAGGGAATTTGAAATCACGGTACGCGTAAGAGAATTACCAGAAGAGAAAGACCGAACAACGCAAAAATTATCAGAAGAGACTTCTTGTAAAGCCAAGGGTGGTCGATTGTATTGTTCTTCTTCAGATAATCGTAGGCAGATTCAAAACTGTCGCAATTATCAAGAGCAGTGCTCACAAGGAGGGCCATCTTGGTGTTGTACTGATTCAGGGTGTAGTAGAGGTGATACACACAAACCGCACAGCAAGACAGAAGAAGTGGATACGTACAAATTCGTGCAAGAAATTGCAAGGGAAGCGAGCAAAGGGACATTTCTTGGCGAGGCAGGACTTCTATTGTTGCAAGTACGGTTAGAAGAACAGAGACGATTGAGAGAATAACTTTGACAATATCTACGGAACCAAGCCTCCTTTCATCGGAGTGTTTAACGACCAGTTTCATCAAGAAATCTTGTTTTTCGCTTGGAGACATGGCGGGTTCCGTAAATTAAAGATGAGAGGGCTAACGATTAGTTAAGCGGAAACCGAAGGTTATCCGTTTCACCGACTTGTTACACAATTTAAATTAATTAGGAGGTAATAAAATATGTATTTATTAACAGAAGATAACCGAGTAGTAGAGTATCAAGGGAAAAACACAAGTTATGGAAAAGTGAAGGCTGTTATTGTTACCCCAAACAGTCGGCACGTTTATAGAAGTGATGTTCCTGAAATTCTAACTTGGATTGGGGTTTCTCCTGAAAAAGATCTGAATATAATTCCTAGACAAGAGATTCAAGATATTCTAAGTAGTTTGGAACAGGTGTTAGATAAATTTTAGGGTGGAAGTCTGCTTTGTAAGGGATTTCGATAGAAACCACTTTCCAGAAGGTTCCATCAACTTCTAAAACATTACCCTCTTTTGGAAGTAACCACTGCTTGAATTTACAGTTAGATAGTTTAGTTTAATGGAGGGTGGTTATGGAAGAAGATACATGGAGTGATACTAAATACTTAGTATTTTTTGCAGTGCTGGGCATATTTTCTCAGGTAGTACGTTTGCTAACAGAGTGGTTAATACTGTAAGTAACCCCATAAGAAAACACCATATAACCATTTCCAATGGTTTTTATGGAAAGTCTTCACTGGGTGTAATAAACTGTACCCGAAATCATAACCTTTTTTCGTGAATTTGAAATGTACATCTTCTTGTATTAAATACTCACGGGCTTTAAGTTCAGATAAGTAAGATATACGGGTATAACGGACAACCTAGATGCAAAACGCATCCTGCTGATAACACGCATGCGGTCTAGTAATGATTGGTCAGGGTTCCAGAGTGCCACTTTAAGGGTGGTCTATTTAGAAGTCAACTACAACTTCATTTAAAGTTATCCAATAATAAAAACAATAAGGATACAACATGAAATGCTTTTTTTGTAAGAAAGTTTTTAAGAGCACTGTTATAGATATTTGTGATGATTGCCTTTCAGATAAAGGGAATAACGAATCTGATTATCAATATGACGAACACCTTCAAAAAGATATTGAGGATATTATCAACATAAGAGGTGTTACACCTCGTAGGTACATTGAGTAAGCTGGACTTACAAGATAGATTATTGAGTGAGGATATTATGGTTTTTAAGAAAAAATGCCCTGAAACTGGTGAATATGACAAAAATCAAAATATTTCAGGCAGGATTAACAAGCGAGAGAAGCCTTCTGCTAGGAAGATTAAAGAGCAGGAACTTGTCTCCCTTATCCGAAAGTTAAAGCCTAACTTAGCTTTGGCTATCTCTACCGTTGTTGGTACTATGAAGGATGAAAAATCCACCGAAGCAGGTAAGTTAAAAGCAGCAGCCTTGATGTTGACGTACTACAAGCAGTTGGTTGAATCTGTATACGATATTGATATTGTACCTGATATCGAGGGTAATGAGTCTCCAAAAGAGATTGATTCTACTCCTAAGTTTTCTTTGCACATGCTAGAAACAAACACCAAGAAAGAAGAATAAAATTCTAATTTGATTTAAACCACAAGACTAGGCTGATCCCCGAAAGAGTGATTAATCACCACTTTGTCTTGTGCCCAATTTGTGATGATTCTTTGATGGAGAATAAAATAATTTCAAAGGATAAAAATGAGTAAAGAAGCATTTACGCTTGCCCCTGCAAGTCTGCCACAAGAACAATTCTTGATGAGTGAAAGTGACATAACACTCTATGCTGGTTCTCAGGGGGCAGGTAAGACTTTTGCTATTATATTGAATTTGGTCAAATTTGCCTTGAAGCCGAACACTACTGGTGTGGTGTTCCGAAGAACAAGTACGCAGTTAAGGCAGAACGGTGGTATTTGGCAAGAGGCCAGTGCAGTATTTAAAAGAATGTTCGGCAAGGATGTGATAATCCGCAGGAGAGATCTTGAGATATACTTACCAAAGACAAATTCTACCATAAAATTTTCGCACCTCCAACATAAAAGTGACGTGGATAGCCACCTTGGCGCACAGTACAGTCTAATAGTGTTTGACGAAGCCACTTTGTTTCCTTTAGAGGAAATGATTATACCTCTTATTGGTCGATTACGAAACGCAAATGTCTCATATAAACCACAAATGTTCTGGGCGACAAACCCTGCTTATAATCATGGAATTTATCACTGGATTAAAGATTTCTATTTAGATGATCTTGGTATCCCGATTAAAGAACGTTCAAATATAGAAAGGTTTTTTGTTACACAAAACGACAAGCCTGTTTGGTACGCAACAAGAGAAGAGGCTGAAGCTATACACGGTGGAGGGAAAGATTCTCCTGTGCAAAGTTTCAGAAGTATTAGGGCGCACGTAACAGATAACATACCATTGTTAAAGGCAAACCCAGGCTATTTAGGTAAGTTGCAAAACTACCCAGAAATTCGGCGTAGGATTATGTTGGATGGTTCTTGGACAGCCCGAGAAGAGGAAGCTGGCTTATTCAAACGTGAATGGGTTACGATGGTAGATTATTCTAACCTCAGGGCACGTAAAAGAGTCATTGGTGTTGACCAAGCCTCTACACCTGTGTCAACAGCTTCACCAAATCCTGACTGGACTAGACTTGTTACGATAAGCAAAGATAATGACGGTTACTATACCATTGAGGATATGGTTTCTCTGCGGGATAGGCCGCACATAGTAGAACAAACCATTCACCAAGTAGCTGAAGATACACCTAACGCTGTTGTTGCGATCGAGCGTGACCCAGGCAGCAGTGGTGTAGCTTGGTCAAATTCTTTGCGTAAACACTTAGCCGAAAAGGGCTTCACTTGTACTATAGCCACAGCAAATAAATCAAAGAGAGCAAGGTTCTTGCCTTTCTCAGCAATTGCAGAGGCAGGATACGTACGTGTAGTCAGGGCACCTTGGAACGAAGAATTCTTTAATGAACTTGAAGAATTTACAGGTGTAAAAACCAACGAAAGAGATGATATTTGTGACGCTGTGTCCACTGCTATGTTGCAATTAAATCGTGCAACAGTAATCCTAGACATCGTCCTTCCTAACATGAGCATACCAAGTCAAAACGATTTTTCTTACGGTCTAAGATAATAAATAATACAATAATCTAAGGAGATTTTATGGCTGCCAGAAAAAGCCAAGCTAAGACACAAGAAGTACAAAAAGCCACCCTTTCCGAAGATGTACCTAGGTTTAAACTTGGGGAGATTGGTTATTCTGGCTTGAAGATAACTTCAGGTGTTGCTCAAGAGGAGATCAAACGAGAGTTGAATTTTCCCAATAGTATGATTACTTACAAGCAAATGACGTATCACGCTACTATAGCGGCTGCATTGTACTTGTACGAAGTTATGTTAGCCAAAGTAGATTGGAAGGTTTTACCTCCTGAAGATGCCACAGAAGAAGAGAAGTATCATACTAAGTACATTGAAGAATGTATGCACGACATGGATCATTCTTGGGGTGAATTTATTCAAGAAGTGTCTTCAGCCAAGACTTATGGTTTTGCTGTGCATGAAAAAGTATTTCGTACTAGACTAAAATCAAAAGGTTCTAAGTACAACGATGGGTTGATTGGTTGGAAGAAGTTAGCACCTCGCTCTCAAGATACGATTGATAAGTTTATTTATGATGAAGGAGGTAGGGAGTTAAAAGGTCTAAAACAAAACCTTTCCTTGGTACAAGACGGATACAGTAGATTTACTAGAGCAATAAAAAGCAAAGAGATTATCATTCCAATGTCTAAGGTACTGTTGTTCCGTACTGGTAAGCACAGAGGTAATCCTTTCGGTAAATCAGCCTTGAGAGATTGCTACTTTTCTTGGAAGTTCTTGACTCAGATTGAAGAGATTGAAGCCACAGGTGTAGCACGAGACTTGCAAGGCTTGCCTATTATTAGTATCCCTTCTGTTTACATGACTTCTGATGCGAGTGATTCACAAAAGGCAATTTATGATAACTTCAAGAATATTGCACGAAATATCCAGATAAATCAGCAAGGTGGTATTGTACTACCTTCTGATGTTGACCCAGAATCAAAGCAGCCGATGTTTAAGTTAGAATTGCTTGGTACAGAAGGGAAGAAGAACTTTAATACTGCAAGTATTTGTGATGCTCACCGTAAAGCTATTTTGACTGTACTAGGTTGTGACTTGCTGATACTGGGACAAAGCGCAACAGGTTCTTTTGCCTTGGGTTCTTTAAAGCAAACATTACTGGGTATTTACATTGAAGCCTTCCTTAAAGAAATTTGTGAAGTCCTGAATCGTGACTTAGTACGCCAGACTTTAGAATTCAATGGTTGGGATGTAACTCGTCCACCAAGGATTGTTTATGATGCCTTCGAAGAACAAAACCTAGAGGAATTTAGTAAAGCTATCCAGCGCATCACCTCTGTGTCTATGATTGAAAGAGATAGAGAGGTACTTAATAAAGTACGTTCCTCTTTAGGAGTGCAGCCATTACCTGATAATCTCCCTGTACAAGATGAATTACTACCTGATTATGCTTCTCGTTCTGGTGACGGTATGGCTACTCCTTTTGAAGGTACAAGGACAAGTTCTTCTGGTGCAAACGATAATGACAATAATCTCGATAATGTTTCTTAATACTTGAGACTTACCCCTTGACAAACTTATTATTATGTGATATAATATTACTATTATATTAGTAAATATAAACATAAGTCCAGTTACTACTGGCCTCTGTGCAAGATGATACCCTTATCTTGAGATAATACATCCAAACCTCTATTATGAACATGATTTGTATTATGTTTGGAGATTCTTTGTGTAAGTGTAAGCACAGCGACTGATAATCGAATAAGGTTGTTAAGTAACCAACTTCAAAAGGAAGATTATGCCAACTACAGAAGTTGAATTATATGCTGTAAGAGGAACTGATTTTTCTGAGGTTGTTATTCTTGCAGATAACAATTCTGCTCCAGTTAATACAAATAACGCGCAGGGCTTATTTGTGCTTCGTACACACCCTAGAGGTGAGGTTATTCTTCAAAAGTCTAATTTAAGCGGAATTTCTTTTGGTGCATCCAATATGGAAATCAGAATTACAGAATCCGAACTAAATGCTATTCCGTATAATAATCTTTACTACGATCTATTTCTGCATTTAGAGAATGATGTAAAAAAGAAAATAGTACGTGGTAAATTTACTATTGAGTAAATTATGATTATAACTATACAAAAAAAGTCAGACACAGTTGTAACTATTCCAAGACTAGACCCCTTACAGGCTACTGCTGTAATAAGCAATGAGTTAAGCCTTGGTCAATTAAAAACCGTAGATATTAGTCAAGCTCAGGAAGGGGACGTACTGATGTTAGTCGGTACAAAATGGCAAGCTGAAAGCCTAGATGGTGGCGAATTTAATTAGGGAAAAGAAATGGCAAGAATACAACTCAAGCGTGGTAATAAGACTAATTTACCTACTACAGGAATGCTGGCAGGTGAGCCACATATTACTACAGACCGCGGAACTCTTCACGTAGCTACCGATGCAACAACTCGTTTACCGATTGTACCTGCAATTGATGACTTAGTTACGTTATCTTCTGTAGATGGGGTTTCGGATTTACTGATTATTCACGATGCTTCGCAAGCCACTGGACAGAAAGAAAAGAAAATTACTTTTGATTCTTTTAAAACCGCTCTGAATATCCCTGCTACGTCTAGTGATGAAAAAGTAGCTGTTGTGTCAGGAGGCACTTCTGGATATATCTGGGGGACTGACGGAACGAATGGGGTAGTTCGTCTGAACAACTCCCTCTCTTGGACAAAAGATTCAGGTAACGAGTTTGTGACTATTGCTGTTGAAACAGTAGATGGTGGGACATTTTAAGGTGAAGTATGGCTAGACTAATTACTAAAAGATCTAGTTCTCCTAATGTAATACCAACTAACCTCGACTTAGAAGTTGGGGAGTTGGCTGTCAATACGGCAGATAAGGCTCTGTATACAAAGCATCTTAATGATGTTGTTTTACTTTCTACAACACCAAATAAAGTTCAAATAAATATTGCAACAGCAAAATTCGGTGTTGTAGAAGTTAATTACCCTTTAATTGGTATTAATGTCTCAAATTACTTTGTTTGTCAACTTTTACCTAATGAAGACTGGGATTCGGATGACCTTGCAGATTTTTCGATTAGTGCTTTAGCATTAGCAGACGCAATAGTTTTTACATTAAGTCAAGACGGCCCTATTGTAGGTCAGTTTGATATTGCATATATAAAAGGATAGGACGAAAGGTTGAAATGAGTATACTAAAAAATTTATTAGGTAACTTCATGCCGCACTTTGAGAGCCGCAGAAGTCAAGCTGCATTATCTTCTGTTAATGCAGAATTAATACACGAAGTAAATGGAGATGAGAGTGCAGTAATCTTTATTAATGGTTTTGGTACTCTGAATTGTACATATATTGTTGAAGGAAGCCCCGATGGGGTGTCTTATGTTCCCTTGTTATGTTACCCATACTCTCCTGCCTCTGTAGGCGGGACACTTCCTAGCCCTGGTCAACCAGTCTATACAGAAGCTATAAACGCTGCTGTTATTGACAGGATGCTGTGTTGTGCAGTAGGAGGTTTGCGTAGTATTAAAGTTCGTTTCACTTCTTATACAAGTGGAACAGCAAATGTTACTATTAATAGTGATTCTTGTGCAAGTATTAGCCCTTACGTCAGGGATCAAAAATCCTCAACTTTAGCTGTTACCGCCACGGGTGTTGCTAACGCAACTGTTACAGCAACTCTGCCTGCTGTCGCAGGTTTGCGGCATTATGTTGATCGGATTGAAGTTGTCCGTAGTGCCACGGCTGCACTTACAGCTAGTGCAACTCCTGTGGTAGTTACTACTACAAACCTTCCTAGTGCTCTGGCCCTAACTTTTGGTAGTGATGCAGGTGGTATTGGTGTAGATAAAGTCTATAAATTTGAATTCGGTGGAGCAGGTCTAGCCGCCTCTAATGTGAACATTGCGACTACTGTAGTTTGCCCAGTTTACACAGGTGTAATTTGGCGTATTAACGTATCTTATCGCCTAGGTTTATGATTTACAAAGTTAAATAAAATTTTATAAGGAATGATCTATGAGTCATTTCACTTCTAAGTTACTGAGAAAGTCTAAAACTGAAGAACTTAAACAAGCTCTATTTGTAGTACTAGAGCCTGATGTTATTGACGCACATAGCGACACCTATAGTGAAGATGAAGTAAGAAAAGCGAAGGAGTCTTTCAATAAAAGCTGCATGAGGGCAAACCTACTGCACTTAGTAAACAACACCAAGACTTTTAACATAATCGAAAGTTACATCGCTCCAGCAGACATGATTATAGATAATGAAGTTGTGAAGAAAGGTTCATGGCTAACAAACTTACAATTCTACGATGATGAAATCTGGGAAGGTGTCAAGTCTGGAGATTTTAATGGTGTATCTATATCTTGTAAAGCCAAGGCAGAATATCTGGAGAATGATGAATGAGTCAAGATACTCAGACGAAAGCAAGAAAAGCAAAAAGAAAATTAAGTGAGTTTGACTTTAGTTCAGAGGATTCTCATTTAGCCTTAGTTGGCCCTTCAGTAGGTGGCCCAGCAAACGAAAGAACAACTCTAGTTTTCAAAGCTACTAATAAGTTCTCTGATGAAACAATCCTGAAGATGCAACAAGTTCAAGTAACAATGGAACTTCCTGAATTCCTAAGAAAGTTTTTTGATGTTTGGGACTCTGATCTTTTAGCTCGACTAATGGGTTATGTCCCTCCAAAAGAAGATGAAGATGACCTATGGGACTACGAATCTTATCTACAAGAGAAACTACAATCCTACACCATAATCAAATCTCTTAAAGGCAGTAAGAACTTAGTTGATTCAATATCAAAGCTAAGTGAAAAAGATTATCTGTCTTTGTTACTGGATCAAGAAAAAATTGAAAAGAGTTTTAAAGAATCTAATCTTGATTTGAGTAATCAGATCAAGAAAGAAAGCTCAACTAAAGGTAAAACTTCTGTTGGTGCTAACAAATCCACTAAGGTGGATAAACCTGCTGTGGTACTTGTAAAGTACAGTAAAAATAGCAATGGTGGTTGGGAACCAACCGATTATCAAAAAGTTGACAAAGAGGATAATATGTCTGAAAAAGAAATGGTTGAAAAGTCAGTAGTTGACTTGATTCAGAAATCTGCACAAGAAGCGCAAGTAGAGTTACAGAAAGCTCTTGATACTCAGAAAGTAGAACTACAAAAAGCACAAGAAGTAATTCAAGAGTTTCAAAAAGAAAAGCAAGAAGCTATTGAAAAATCTAAGTTTGCTCAAATCAAAAATGTTGTTAAAAACGAAGCTCAAGCTGAAGTTCTTTTCAAAGCTGCAAAGTTATTGACTGACGAATCAGAATTCTTGGCTGTAGTAAAAGCACTTGAAGGTTTGCAATCCTTGGCTGACAAAAGCGACATCTTCAAAGAAGTTGGTGTAGATGTTGATGGTGAAGGTACAAAGGTTAATCCTTTGACAAAGATAGTCAAAGCCAAATACCCAAATCAAAGTAAATAATCAAATAATCATTGGAGAATTAAATTATGACAATGTTCGCTCAAGAATCATTGCGCTATTCAAACCTTGTGAAACGGGAACTGTTCCCTGAAAGTGCTTTTTGCCGTGAGGCAGTGACTGTAAACGAAGCAGCCCTTAAAGAGTACGTTGTTGGTACAGCACTTGGTCGCGTAATCAGTGGTGGTGCTGGTGTAGCTACTGCCGCTTCTGGTAATACCGGTAACGGTGCTTTTGGTAGTATTACTGTAACGGCTCCAGCTAAGATTGGTATGTACCGTTTGGTAATTACACATGCTACAACCAACGCTGGTACTTTCATGGTTGTTGACCCTGATGGTATCCCTGTAGGAACTGGTACTGTTGCTGTGGCTTTTTCAAAAGGTGGCTTGGCATTTACTTTGGCTGACGGTGCTACTGACTTTGCCCTAGGTGATGCATTTAATATCGCTGTGACTGGTACTTACGAATACAAAATTGCTGTTGAAACTGCAACTGATGGTTCTAAAGCTGTTCAAGCTCTAGTACTTGAAGCCAAGTCTATTCCAGCTACTACCGATACTAAAGTTCTAGTGCTGTTCCGTGGTGATGCCATTGTATCCAAATCAGCTATTGTACTGGATGCTACTTATAACACAGATGTAGAAAAAGATGTTGTGTACGCTGCACTTGAAGCCAAGCGTATTTTGGTAAGCAATACCATCTAAGCTATTATATATAAAGGATTACTAACATGCAAGTACGAAGTTTTGAAAAACCATTTGGTCTAGTAGACTATACAGAAACACTTAATCTTATACCTAATACTTGGGGCCTGATTAACTCAATGGGTTTGTTCCGTAATGAACCTATCTCTCAACATTCTATCACTGTTGAATTGTCAGAAGGCACCTTGTCTCTGATGACAGACACAATGCGCGGTACTCGTAACAACGTAAACAAAGACGACACCCGTAAAATGTTCTCTTTCCCAGTACCGCACTTTACCCTTGACGATTATTTGACTCCTCAAGATCTCCAAGGTATTCGTGCTTACGGTCAAACCGATGCAGCCGAAACAGAAGCTGCTGCTGTTCTGCGTAAAATGGAACGTATCCGTAAAACCCACGGTGCTACCCTAGAAATGGCTCGTGCTTATGCGATTACCACTGGCGGTATTTATGCACCTAACGGTACTGTTTCTAGCGACTACTACGCTGCCTTTGGTGTTACTCGTAAAGAAGTAGACTTTGAACTTGATGTAGGTACTACCGATGTACGTGCTAAGGTTGAAGAAGTAATTGCACACATTCAAGACAACATCATGACTGGTGAGAACGTAAGTGGTTTTACTGGTTGGTGTTCACCTGAATTCTTTGCTGCCTTGGTTGGACACGCCCGTGTAGAACAAGCCTTCTTGTATTACCAATCACAGCAAGACATTCTACGTTCTCGCTTGGGTGGTAACGCTGTAAATCGTCCATTCCACTTCTGCGGTATTGACTTTATTGAATATCGTGGTAGCTACAAAGATGCTTCTGGTACTTCTCAGAAACTCATCCCAGCGAACGATGTTTATTTCGTACCTATGGGAACCGATGATACATTCATCACTTACTTTGGCCCTGCAAATAAACGCAGTCTAGTTAATACTCTTGGTGAAGAGGCTTACATGTTCATCAGTGATGATGGTAAAGACGAGAATCTGTTGATTCAAACTGAAACCAACCCATTGTGCTTGGTTCGCAGACCACAAGCTGTTGTACGTGGCGTTAGATACTAATTAGCTGACGTAAGAGAGATGCAGCGCATCTCTCCATATCATAAGAATCTTAGTTTATAGGGTTTTTATGATATGTTTATAATTTAGCAGACACTTTAGCAGAGTGTTTACATTGTAGTGAACAGGGACTGCTAACCCTTTTTCAGCCTGTACTGAAATAGCTACACCACACAACGTCTTTACAGGGGACAAAATGATATATGAAGATAAATGTTTTTAGAGATGCTCTTAAAAAAGGGTTATTCAGCTACAGAAATATGTCTAATACTGGGAATTAACATTTCCTCTTGCTTAGACTCGATAAAAAAGCACAATCTTTCTGGCCTTGTAGTAAAAAATAAGCCGATCAGTTTTACACCTAATCAAATTGAAATCGTTTGTGACGAATATGTAAAAGGTACTAACTCGTATCTGATTGCAAAATCTTTTGGTGTCAGCAGTGATACTGTTTTGCGTCTACTAAAAGTTAGAGGTATAGAGATTCGCAACAAAAATCACTGTGACTATTTACACAAAGATTACAATGAAAATGCTTTTTCTGAAGAAGGTGAAAAAAGAGATTACTTTTTTGGTTTTCTTCTTGCAGATGGGTGTCTGACATCTAACCTGATTAGTATTAGTGTAAGTCTAAAACAAACAGACTACGAGATAATTGAAAAGTTGAAACAGTTTTTACGTTCTGATAACAACATTCGATACTACGATAGATTTGACAAAAGAACAGGAAAAACATACAAAAGTTGTTCGTTTTCTTTTTCAGGAAAGCCAGTCATGGATTGCGTTTCTTTTGGATTTTCAACAAGAAAAAGTCTAAAAGAGTCTGTTAAAGAAAAATCTTTTCTGTCTTCTAATCACTTTTGGAGAGGTGTTATTGATGGAGATGGGCACATAAGATTAGCAAAAAACAATAGCTCTCAGATATCCCTTTGCGGATCTTCGGAAATAATTGAATCTTTTATTGATTTTTCTGAGAAATACTGTGGTGTTATTTTTAAGCCAAAACTTAGAAAAGTAAAAACTACCAAAAACAACTTGTTTCTGTATTCTGTAACATTTTGTGGTGAAAACTGTAGAAAAATTTTAAAAGTTTTATACAAAGATTCGATAACTTTTCTTGCTCGAAAGCGAGATATTGCAGACAAGATATTAAAGGAGTGGGAAACCAAATGCCAATGACACCTATACAAATGGTACGCACCGAGTTGTCTGACACTGATGTAGTATTTCCTTTACTATCTGACGAAGAATATGAATATTTCTTAGAAAAAAATAATAACTCTATTCGTAAAACATCTTTAGATGTGGCTAAGACAATCTTATTTAAATTAGCTTCAATGACGAATGAAGAAGTGGATGTGTTGGCTTATAAAGGTTCTGACTACTTCAGGCAATATAAAGAAGCTTTGATTATGTACGTCAAGAATCCTGAGTATGGCTCAGTATCAATGGCGACTCCTTACGCAGGAGGTATCAGTCTTTCTGGTATAAATGCCAATATGGCTGATTCTGATAATAATTATGTGAAAGTAGAGAAGTCAATTCCTGTTGAAGGTGCAGCTATAAACTTGAATAATACTTCACCCTTTGTAGTAAATAGTCTTCCAAGAGATTTAGACCCTTTTGGCTTTTAGAAGGGGTGAAGGATGATGTCTAATATAGCTACAAGCCCTCAAAGACTTATTAGTAGGTACGGCAGGACTGTTACTTACAGGAAGGTACTGGAGGGGGTTTATAACCCTTCTACAAGCTCTATTACAAATACAGAGACTTCTTTTAATGTTCTAGCTTTTAAAACAAATACTTCATTTAGAGAATCACAATCTCCTTCTATCGTAGGGAAGGAAGCTGTAGTCTTTTTGATTGCAGGAACTAACCTAGCGTTCACTCCTGAACTTGGTGACAAAATAAGAGATTTCGAGAATAAGTCTTTTCAGGTAAAAGTAGTGTCTCGTGTAGAAGTCCAGCAAGTTGTTTCGTTATGGAGATTAGTCTGTATTTCTGCTTGAGGTGGTGATTTGATTAAATTTAATTCTGCTAAGTTAAATGATTTAGAAGATACGATAACAAAACTTAAAAAGAATGTGACTTTAGCAGCAAGAGATGTTATTGCAAATTATGCTTATGATTTGACTTACGAATTATCTGAAGCAACTCCATTAGGTAATGTAACTAAATATTATTCTTATTATGTTTCAAGGTACAGAAGATACAATTTAAGAATACAGGAAGGTTTTGCTAAAGGAAACTGGAGGGTAGTACTCATAGGTGGTGTTTCTAATTATGTTCAGTCTTATGAATCTGATGACTTCGATGTAGCCCAGAAAGCCTACGACAGAATTCAAGATGAATACAGAATAGGTAGACCTGTTTATATTGTAAACAATGCACCTTATTTAAATCACATTAAGGGGTTTGATACACAGACTCTCACACAGATATTCAAGACTTATCAGTATAACGAAAAATACCGTGAGAAATTCTTAAAAGTCTTGACTAAGGTTAGGTAAAAACTATCCAACTAGGGGTTGTATGGAGATATTAAATATTAGAAGAGCTTTTGAAAAAGCCATCCAAGTATTGAGTAGCGTAACTCTTGAAATTGCCTATGAGAATGTCAAATACGAACCAAAGTCAGATGTGGCTTTCATGGCCTTGCAACTTTCACCAAGACCTGTAGAAAACCCCACTATCGGGGATGCTTACTATCGTGAAGTTGGTGAATTTCAAATATTCCTTTGCTACCCTGCCCATAAAGGTAGTGCTCCAGCTTTCACAAAAGCCCAAGAGATAAGGGACTCTTTTGAACGGGGTATGACCTTGGTTGAAGGAGGCACAGAAGTGATCATTCAAAGAACACCAAGAATAAATGGAGCAATGGTATCAGAAGATAGGTATGTTGTACCTGTAATTATTGAATATTTCGCTAGTGTGTTAAACACTTAACAAATAAATTAAACTTAACAAGGAAGTATAAATGGCAAATATTGCTGAAGGTATCCGTAAAAGTATTTACTACAAGAAAGAAACTACCTATGGTGAAATCCCCTCTGCTGGAAGTGCCAAAACACTTCGCAGGGTGACAGGTAACTTTAACCTCTCCAAAGAGACTTATCAATCTGAAGAGATTAGAACAGACTATCAAATGCAGGACTTTAGGCACGGGGTACGTTCCGTCGAAGGGTCTTTAAATGGTGAATTGTCACCTTCCTCTTACGGTGACTTCATAGCGAGCGCAGTAGCCCGTAATTGGACAAATGGTGCATCCCTCACAGGATTGACTGTAACAATTGACGAGACTTTAGATGGGTACACTATCTCTCGTGCTGCTGGTTCCTTCATTACAGATGGTGTTAAAGTTGGTGATGTAACTCGATTATCTGGGGGTACTTTAAATACTGCGAACGTAGCTAAAAACCTTCTTGTGACTTCTGTTGCTGCGTTAGACTTAGAAGTTATTGTACTTAACAACTCTGCATTAGTGGAGCAGACCGCGATTGCTTCTGTAACCTTGGCTGTAAGTGGAGCTAAGACTTACGCGCCTCTTACAGGGCATACAAGTGATTCTTACACTTTTGAAGAATGGTATGGCGATATTGAGCAGTCTGAGGTATTCACAGGTAATAAAGTAAATACTATAGGAGTTTCTTTACCTGCTACAGGTTTAGCCACTATTGACATTGCTTTCATGGGGCAAGACCTAAAACAAACAGGAACCACTGCTTATTTTACCTCCCCTTCTGCTCAAGGTACTAAGAATATTTTTGCAGCAGTCAATGGTGCATTGCTTGTTGATGGTGAAAGGGTTGCTCTGGTAACTGGTCTTAATCTGAACATCAATCGGAATTTAAGTACTGAAGCAGTAGTAGGATCTAACTTTAATCCAGAAATTTTTGATGGACGTATTCTTATTGATGGAGACTTTACTGCTTTCTTCACGGGAGGTACTTTCCGTGACTTGTTTAATAATGAGCAAGAAGTGTCTTTGGTTGTAGCTTTAACTACCTCTAATCTGAAAGATGCAGACTTTTTGACTGTGGTTCTACCACGTATTAAGATCAATTCTGATACTAAAGACGATGGGGAAAAAGGTATTATTTCAACACACAACTTTCAAGCACTTTTGAACGTAGACAATAATAGCTACCAGCAAACTACACTGTCAATCCAAGACTCTGCTATTACTGTCTAACTAATAACTGGACTCTTTAATAAGCTCACTAGAGAAATCTAGTGGGTTTTTTTTTGCCCAACCCCTTGACAAATGTGATTTATTAGGATATAATAAAATATGCACCTGAGAAGTATTACTACTTTCTTGGGTTTTTGTGTTTATTTTATATCAAATCAAAGGAGAAAACAATGGGTCTAAATTTGACCAAGACAAACCTAGCAGAGAAAGCTGATGTAGGTTATGAATTTGAATTACTTTTACCAGACGGACTCAAGCATACTGGTGCATTTTTAACTGTAAGAGGAGGTTTTTCTTCCAAGGTTAAGCAGTTTACTCGTCGTAAAGTTAGTGAAATGCAACTTCAAGAGCAAGCTGCAAAAAAGAAGGGGCGTGAAGCCCCATTAACAACCTATGATGATGCAGAAGATTTTGGGATTGAGACCTGTCTAGTTCGTCTAATGGGGTGGAGAGGTGTCCTAGAAGAGGATGAAAAAGGTGTAGCCAAAGAAGTCCCTTTTGACGAGGAGAATGTTCGACGTATTCTGAAAGAACACTCATGGATGCGTGATGCGATTGTTTTTGAAAGTGACTCTCTTTCAAATTTTATTTAAGCGAGATTGAGGATGCTTTAGAGGCTGCCAAACAAGAGTTTGTACTTTGTACAGAACAATCAGACGGTAGTACTTTAAAGCAAAATTTAGAAGCTGTATATCAAATGACAGGCAAGAAACCTCCTGAGTTAGAGGTTTCCCCTATGCCTGACTGCTTAGTTCATGTATGGCATTGGTTTCTTCAACTCAACTCGCAAAGAACATCTAATGGGTTCGGTGTTAATCCTATCACAAACCAAGAATTATGGTTCTTCTTTCAATTAGAAGGAATTGAGCCTGAATCTTGGGAGTTGTCTCTTCTTCGTAAATTTGATCAAGTGGCACTCGAAAGTTATTTCAAAAAAACAAAATAAATTAGAAAATTCTGCTAAGTCTGGCAAGTCTAGTAGATCAAAGAAATAAGGGTAAATTATGTCGAACCTAGGTTTAGTTACAGATTCAGATATTGCTAAGTTAAAGAGTTTAGAAATAGCTTTTGAATCACTTAAAAAACAATTTGGTGCATTATCTAAAATTGTACCTGAACTTAATAAGGTTTTTGTTGGCTACGAGAAAGTAATTAGTTCTTTAGAAAAAAAGAATGAAAACCTCGTCAGCAAAGTAGACAGATTAACTCAAGCACAAGAAAAACAAAGAGCAGCAACAGGGGCTAATGCCAATGTACTAGCAAAGCAGAAAAACATACTTGATGGTATGATAGCAGGGTATAGTCGTGGAGAGTCGAGTATTCTCGCAACGGCTAAAGCTGCTGGAGTTGCTGGTAAGTCATTTAAGGAATTAGAGACAGTCTTAGCAAAGCAAAGGGCTATATCAGGGAAGAACCCTTTTGACGATACTACTTCGTCTTTAATCAAGATGGAAAGGCAGTTGAAAGTATCTAAACAAGTACTTTCTGAATTAGGGAGTGGCTACGCTGCAACAAGTAAAGATGCAGCAGAGTTTGTCAGGTTTCAAGAACGCCTGAAAATAGCAGCCGAACAAGCAGCTAATGCTCACACAGGCCCAAGCGGTAAAACAAGGGCTTTGGCTGGTGGTGCCCGTGAAGTATTTATTGAAAAAAGAATTAAAGTAGAGACTGCGGCTTACGCAGCTTTAAGAGAAGAAATAAGAAAAACAGATAAAGCTGCTGCTGATTTAGTTGAAACAAAGAGAAATGAAGCTAGGGCTAATAAGAAAAATGAACAAGATTTAATTGCTGTAGAAAAACAATTAAAAAGAACGCGAATAGAGACTGAACTAGCAAAAGAAGGGTTTTCTCGTGTTACTGCTACAGGGGTGGCTGGGTTACAACTACGGGGAGCATCTCCAGAGGTTATTGACTCTTATAAAAAGATGCGACTTGAGATCGAAAAGATTCAGAAAGAGGCGAACCGGACAGGTGGTGCACTTAAAGGATTGAGTACAATCGGAAGAGAGTTGTTTCCTGCGCTAGGTGCGGTTGGTGTTGTTGCTACATTTGGTATGTTGACTAGAAAAGTTATTTTAACTACCGACGCTTATAACCTACTTGCTGCTCGTATTAAATTAGTATCTTCTAAAAATGAAAAATTCTCAGATACTCAAGAAAAGCTACTTACGGTAGCATCAAATACTCGTCAATCTTTTGAAGCTGTAGGTAAACTGTATGCTAGATTGGTTCCTGCTTTAGAGAGCGTTGGTGGGTCATCTACTGATGCACTTATTGCAACTGAACAATTAGCGGGGTCTTTGCTTAGATCAGGGACTTCCGTAGCTGAAGCTGAATCTGCGATTTTGCAATTTTCACAAGCATTGGGATCAGGTAAGTTAGCTGGTGATGAGTTTAGAAGCCTCTCTGAGGCAGCTCCTGCCTTCCTTAAGGGTTTAGCAGATGCTTTAGGTGTACCTACCACATCAATGAGGCTGTTCGCAGAAGAAGGTAAACTTACGACAGAGGTTGTGTCTGCTGGTACTATTATCATGGCAGAGAGCTTTAGGGATCTCGGTAAGAGTATGCCTATTACAGTAGGTCAAGCATTCCAACAATTAACCAATATCTTATTTGTTCGTACTTCAGAACTGAATAATGCTCTTGGAGGTAATAAGGGTTTAGCTGAGAGTATTTTGAATATCTCAAAATCTTTAGATACAGGTTTACAAAGTTTAACTGCTTTCGTAAAAGAAAACGAAAAGTTTGTTGAAGATATTTTCAAAGGTGTCTCTATATTAACTACTGCACTGGGTATCTTCGGTGCTTATAAACTACTTCTTTTGGCTACTGTTCCAATCATTAAAGTTGCAGGTTCTGCAATGTGGGCGTTTGGCACAGCTACTCTGGCTTTAAGTGCATCTACAAGAGCTGCTGCTGTAGGTACAACAAGTCTGAGCCTATCTATGAAGGCTCTTTCTTCTGGTAATGCAATTGGTTTGATTATCACTGGATTGGCGACTACTTATTTGTTCTTAGCAGACTCCTCAGACGAAGCAAGTAAAGCCCAAGAAGAGGTGGCTAAAGCTACAAGAGCCTCTGCTAAAAGGTTGGAAGAAGCTAGAATTATCGTAGGAAATTTTTCTGATGAAGTTGCTGGGTTAGCTAGAGGTTCCTTGAAGGAATTAGTTGCTGGCTTTGATGAACTCTATAAAGATCAGTTAAAACTAAATGATCAAGGTCTTCAATTAGCTTTAGGGATGAATGACCAAGAGTTTGCCTTATATAAATTAGAAAAAGCATATATTGCAGCATCTGTTTCTGAAAAGAAAGCCATGCAGGAAAAAGCAGAGCATGCTTTTGTTATGGGCGAACAAATAGTTAAACAACAGCAGTTAAACGATACGATTAGTTTATCAACAGAGGCTTCAAAAAGTTATAAAGATCAAGCCGAGAGCCTAAGAAAACAGATAAATGAAAGGACTAAATCTATTGCTGAATTAAAAGCAATTGAAGAGCAATTACTTAATGTAAAATTAGCAACTATTGAGGCAGATATAATAGCCTTAGAGGGGTCTAAAGATTTTAATGAAATAACTCGTTTAGCTATCGCAAAGAAAAAACAAGAGTTATCAGACCTTCGTGAAGTTATAGCTCTAACTGTTCAGTTAAATAAAATCCCTGAGAAAGTTGCTTCGTCAGGCGGAACTCGGGTTAAAGAAATTGATGAGTACAAAAAACTAAATGACTCTTTAAAAGAGTATATTTTGAGTTTATCTGCACAATCAGAAAGTTTAAGTAAAGCTCAAGTGTTTGAACGGGATTACGCCAAGCTGAAAGGTAAGACTAGCGAAGAAACAAAAGAGGTGATTAAAGCTAATATTGCTGAAGCTAAATCTTTGGAGTTATTGAGTAATCTTAAAAAGGCTAATGTAGACAGAGAGAAAGAACTCGAAGACCTTAGAAAGAATGATAAAAGTACTCTTGACGATTTGCAAGGTCAGATTAATGAAACAGTTTATCAGACCAAGATTATTGGATTAAATACTGATGCTATTCGTGATCTTGAATTAGCCAAGATTGATGACATGATAACTACTCTCGAATACAGAGCCGTAGTTCAGGCTATGCAGGGAGAATATGCTTCAGAAGTTACAGCAATTGAAACTCAAATAAAGAAGTGGAGAGAGCTTAGAGAAGAAAAGCAAAAACTCTTTGGTGCTCAGAGGAAAGATGAGTTAAAAAATAAAGAAAAAGAAACCCTTGAAAACCAACAAAAAGAATATGAGAAACTATTTGAAGATGTAGGTCAATTATTTGGAGAGGCTATATTCAAGGGTGGTGACGATGCGGTAAAAGATTTAGGGAAAAGTATAAAGAATTACTTTAGGACTTTGACTATAAGACTAGCAATTGAACCTGCCATTAAAAATATAGGTCAGCAATTCCTGAACTTATCTAATGACAAAGATTTCAATGCTGAGTCTTTTGGTAGCTCTTTAAATCAGCTTGTAGCTGGTAGTAACGGTGGGACTACTGGTGCATTACTCAGTGCTGGGTTATCTACAGTGTCAAGCAACTTAAACAATGAAGGGTTTCGTTTAATAGGGGAAGGCTTTTCCTCTATGGGGGCAGAATACGTTAAATTAAGTAGTACAGTAGGGACAGTAGCTACATACGCTGGGTCTATCGCAAAACTACTAGAAGGGGATGTAAAAGGAGCTGCATTGACAGCAGCAGGGACGTATATTGGTAATATACTACTCCCTGGTATTGGTGGTGCAATTGGTGGCTACTTAGCGGGTCTTCTTGGTGGTGGTAATAAAATATCTGCCAGTTCTTTTGGTGCAGATTTCGGGCAAAACTTATCAAAAGAATTATCTAAACAATACATTGAAGTTGTTAAATCCTTAGGTGGAGTCAGCTCTGATATATCGTTTAACGCTTGGGGTAATACTGGAAGGCAAGGAGAGAATAATAACTTTACACTGTCTGCGTTACAAGGTGGTAGAAGCATTTTTAACTCTTCAAACACGTCTGAAGGTCAAGCTGACGGTCTGTTCCTGTCTGGCGAGATAGCATTAAACGATGCAAGTCTGGCAGATCAGTCACTCAGAGCTTTGTTTTCTGCATTAAAAGAAACTGATTTTGCAGATAACATAGACAATGTTATCAAAAAACTAGATTTGTTTTCTGCAACAACAGAGGAACTTAATACGGCTTTGTTGGATGTTAATTTACTTAGAGCGCTTAATGAAGCCCTGCCTAAGTTAGGATCTGCAATGGCCACTTTAGCTGGGCAATCAATCGAGTTAATTAACTCTTTTATTGAAATGGCTGGTGGTATTGATAACTTAAAATCTTTACAGTCTGAGTATATAAGTAGTATCTATACAGAACAAGAACAGATAGACTTAACAATAAAGAACTTAGAAGATGCTTTTGCAAGACTAGGGGTAGCTGTACCTAGTACGGCAGCGGAGTACAAAGCCTTGGTTGATGCTCAAGACTTATCTTCAAGAAGTGGTCAGTTATTATATTTGTCTCTGCTTCAACTAGCTCCTGCTTTTAAACAAGTTGAAGAAATTGCGTTAAACTTAAAGAGTACAATTGCTAACGAGTTAATAGATAGTATATCAAAGCAAATTGACATCTCAAAAGAAATGTCAAATAAGGCTAGAGAATCTTCTGCTGACTATTTTGAAGCTGTTAATAGCTTAAAAGAAGCATCTAACTCTCTGTTGTTTAATGCTAGTTCTTCACAAGGTCAAGCTAGTATTACCAAAAGCCTCTTTGAAAAAACTTTTAAAAAGGCGATAACAGGTGATATTTCAGCATTAGAGGAGTTAGCTAGTAGGGGTACTGATTTACAAAGTTCTTTTGCTAATCAAGCCAAATCAAGAGAAGAGTTGTTTTTTAACACGATACTACTAAAGAATCAGTTAGAACAGGCTGCGTCTGTTGCTGAAGTACTTGGCCTAGGTGCTAGTGCAGAAGCTAAGATGTTAGATGTTCAAACAAGTTCTTTAGAGACGCTTAAAGAAGGTTTAGCTTCAGGTAAATTAACACAAGATATACTCAGCCAACATTCTTTATTGCTAGAAAACATAGCACAAAGAATTACGGAAGGGTCAAGTCTGTTTATCAGTGCCAGTAGAGACTCTACAGGGCAATCTTTTGGAACTTTACTGGGATCTTCAGGTAGCGTTCTTGCTGATTTATCGAATGATACTCTACTGAATTTAAAATCATTACAAAATCAGAGTGCAGGAGGTTACCCTGTTTTAACTCAGGACTATCAGAATGGTTCCACCCAGATGGGAGATAATGAGTCTGAGATTTTTGGATTTAATCCAAGTAGTAATTCAGGTTCTAATAGGGAGACTATTGAAATGATGAAGAAGGCAAACAGAGAAATGGTAGAAGAGATAAGGGAATTGAAAAATGAAGTTTCTTTACTACTAGCCACAACTCAACAAGGTGTTATCAACGCAGCTAAGACGACTCGTATCTTAGAGGATGTGACACAAAATGGAACCTCTATCAGTACTGTAGCAGCATGAGGAAGATATGAAAATAGTAAGACCTGTGGTTATCACAGAAGATAATATCGTTTCAATCAATACTACAGAAGTGCATAGTCCATGGTCTATTCTCACAGTTTATGACATTGGGGATGTTGCTTATTTTGAGACTTTTGTCTACCGATCTTTAACTTCTGGTAATACAGGGAATCAGCCCGATATTTCTTCAGACGATTGGTTAAAGACAGGCCCAACAAATGCGTGGGCTTGTTTTGATGGTACGGTTAGTACACGTTCTACTGTTAGTAGTGGCCCATTAGAAATTAAGATTAGTGTACCTACTGCAACAAATAGTCTGTCACTACTCAATATGGACAATGCTACTTCTGTACGGGTCATAATGAAAGACATGACCCCGACTACACCTGTAGTAGTCTATGACAAGGTTCATAATCTTGGCTCCTCAACTATTACAGATTGGTATGAATACTTCTTTTCTGAGTTTAATTTAGCTAGTGATCTGTTTATAAATGATTTACCACCTTATATTAACTCAGAGATTGAAGTTCGTTTAAATTCTAGTGGTCAAGTAGGATTAGGTGTTCTGCTACTAGGCAATGCTGTTAATATTGGAAATACTAAAATGGGTTTAAATTATGGAATAAGAGATTATTCCATAAAAGAAATGGATGAATTTGGAGAAACCCTCTTTGTAGAAAGAAATTTTTCAAAAAGAATGAGTGCCAATGTGTTTGTAGAAAACATTAGACTTAATAGTGTATCCCGATTATTAAGTTCTATCCGTGCAACCCCTACTGTATTTGTTGGTAGTGAAGCTAGTGAACTTTCTCAAACTATTAACTACGGATTCTTAAAAGACTGGAATGTTGAATTAACTTATCCGTCAAACTCAATAATATCTATGGAGGTTGAAGGGTTAATTTAAGACTTTCTATTTGATTTACATACTACAGCGTAATTTTTATAAGGTTAAATATGCCAATTACTACGACAATAACTCCGTTATCGGATCCTCCAAGCAGGAACTCTCCAAACGACTTTTCTGCTAAGGCAGATATATTTCTTGGTGAGCTACCTTCTTTTGGTGAAGAGTTAAATGATGTTATCACTGAAATGAATACTGTGTCAACAGAGATTAACACGGCTGCTACCTCAGCCGCTGGATCAGCAACTTCAGCAAACTTTTCTAAGTTATCCGCAGAAGCTGCTGCTACATCAGCAGCCAACTCTTTCGATGCTTTTGACGATAGATACCTAGGGTCTAAGACATCTGATCCAGTTGTTGACAATGACGGTGGGGCACTTTTGGTTGGTGCACTGTACTTTAACAGTACGGATGACGAGACAAGAGTATTTAATGGTGCTAGTTGGCAATCTGTTTCGGTATTAGCTAATGACGCTGCAAATATTTCTTACACCCCATTAGGAAATGATGCAGTTGAAACAACAGTACAGGAGAAGTT